TCTCGCAAGTGTAATCGCTAAAGATTTCAAAAGCTTTGTTGTCGTTAATATCAAATTTGTGGTTACGTAAAATGTAGTTCATGTTTTTACCTCTTTCTTTTTGAGGTACTAAAAAAAGTACCTATTAGCTGTTTACTATCTAGATACTTTTTGATATACTATTGATATATCTTATTTAGATAGTAATGTTTACTTTAGGTGTTCATTCAAACTTTGGTCGGGGAGAATGAATACCTTTTTTATTTATGATTATATTATAGTATATATAATACATATTGTCAAGAGTTTTTTAAAAATTTTTTTAAATTTTCTTGAATAAGTTTTTGTAATTCAAGTAAGTCTTCTTTTGTGGCATGATTGCGAATAAAACCACGAGACGTTGACCTTTTGGTCAGATAATTTCTGTGTTCTCTGTTTCTTTCATTCCATTTTTTGTTAGCTCGTTGTTGAGCTGTTAATTCTTCTGTCATTTGTTCTCCTTTTGTATTTCTTTATTTTATAAATTAATTATAATATATATATTATAATATGTCAAGTGTTTTTTTGAAAAAATTTGATATTTTTTTAATTTCTAGTCCGTTGAATCAGACTTTTTTTGATTTGGTGCCCATAATAACAACAAAAAAAGAGCTAACAAAATGTTAGCCCCTATCACATATCCCCTCAGGAGTATGGATTTATCACAAATTTAAAACAACTAACTAAATGAGCCTTCGCTCTGCTTCAAATATATGCAACTTATTAGCTGATAGTCGTCTTAGGTCTGAGCCGTGAGGAGCTACCTCACAACTTCCTAAGAGGTTCAATGACTAGACAGGACTGGTTACCTTCAACGTTCACCAGACGTTCAGAAACGTAAATATTTGACAATATCTGCAATTTATCACTTGCGCTTTTGGGCTACTTGTACAATTTTTTGGTGTAAGCAACGAGCTTTTAACTCGTCAATGCGCACAATGGCTTATTTTGACAACTTCCTACTTGCTTCAAGTGGTCAAGCTTGGGCTTGCAGGATTATTTCTCACAGAGACGTCTATTATCGCCACCACCGTTTAAATTTAGCCTAGTTACACATATCCTCCACGTCACACGCACTCTTGCTATTCTTTCACTTCGCAACAATCAAAGATTGATTACTTATCTAACGACAGTATCCCACCGTTAGTGTAACGAGCTATTAAGCGTATAACTTTAGCATGCTGTCAAACAATCTTCACTAAATTATTTAGTTAGCTGTTTTAAATTTGCGATAATAATATTATAGCATATATTAAATTTTAAAACAACAAAAAGGAGTTAGTCGTGCTCTAACCCCTTACCGTCCTTTTTTATTATATCAAAAAACCCCCTAACCATCAAGGCTAGGGGTTTAAAAAACTTATTTAACTTTAAGCGTTTGACCTGCGTAAATCAAGTTTGGGTTGGCTAGACCGTTCAATGCTGCGATTGATTGGTAGCTTGTACCATAACGGCTAGCAATAGCTGACAAGTTGTCGCCAACACGTACTGTGTAGTAAACTGAACCTGCATTTGCTGAACCGTTAACGCGTAAGACTTGGCCAACATAAATAAGGTTAGGATTTGAAATACCATTCAAACTTGCTAACGTTTGATAGCTTGTTCCAAATTTGGCAGCAATGCTTGAAAGTGTGTCACCAGAACGTACTGTGTACGTGCTAGTTGCTGGCGCTTGAATTGGCGCAGATGAAACTGAAATAATTTCAACGTCTGATTTATTAATCCATGAATTGATACCAGCTAGCAATACACGATTGCCGTTTACTTGAGCTACGCTATATGTGCGACCTTTAACCCAAGATGGAATACCTTGACCGGTTGCCCATGTGCTAGCGCTAAATTTGACTTTTACTTGATTGCCTGCAGTAATGTCAGACTTAGGTGCATTATCTGCTTGTTGTCCTTGATTGATTGCTGGAGTTTGTGTTTGTGGATTGTTGTTCTTAGTGTAACCATTATCTGTAATGCCAGTTAAATCCACATTACCGTCAAGACCGCCTGCAATATATGTTGAAGTGAATTGGTAAATTGCTACACCGTCCATACTTGGAAAGACGTCATAATTCGGTGTTGGAGTTACATTGTAACTTGGGTACGCAGCCATCCAAAGCGAATTAGGGAACTCACGGATAATCTGGTCTGTGTACACGTTAGCTAACGTGAAAGGCTTGTAACTGTAATACATTGGTGTGTAACCTGCCGCTTTAATCATACGCATACCATGAAGAATAGCATTGGTATTCGCTTGCTTATCAGGGCTAGCGCCGCTTTCATAGTCAAGCGCTACGATTGAGCCTTTAGGTGTTTGAACCTGTGGCAAGAATGTATTTAAGACTTGCTCACCAAGACTTGCGTTGCTACCAACTTGATACCAAATGTAAGTATGAGCACGTTTGCCTTGTGCAATTGCTGACGCCACTTGCGTTTCATATGTTGATTGTTTGTAAATCCCACCGCCGTTAACACCGCCAATCTGGATAATGGCAAACTTGTCATGACTGTAACCAAAGACACCGTTAGCGCCCTGATAACGAGACCAGTCTACACCTTGATCACCGACAGCTGCATAAGCTGTAGACTGCAATAATAGGCTAATACTTAAAAGTGCACCTGCCAAAAGTCGTTTAATCCTCATCGACGTTTTCCTCCTTTAAATTGGAAAGATTAGATAACACACAAACAAGTCCAGAAAGAAAAGTGGTTGAAATAACCACTCTCCAATCGACTTGACTAATTAACGTGCTGGCACCGATGACGCCGACAGCTGATTGCGTCATGGTTTTTAAAACTTTGAGCCCCAATTTTTCAAAATATTTTTTCATTTCTCAACCTCACTTTCGAGACGTGCAATGCGTTCATCGACATACCTGCTATGTTCTTCTAACTTAAAGGTGCGCTCAATCACATTATTGTGCTTGTCAACGCGTTCTTTTAATTCGTTGATTTGATAGTTGATCAGTTTTGTGCTCGTGATAATCCCGCCAAAAGTCCCCAACAAACTGGCCGCTAGCGAGAATATTCCTGAAAAAAACTCGTTTTGCATAATCTCCCTCTCTGCTTTCTAAGCTGACTTACTCAGTAGTTTCTTTTGTTAAATCAGCCAAAATAGCGTCTTCAACTTTATAACGCTCATCTCTGAATTCTGTTTCTTGATTACGCATTTCAGCGCGATTTTCAGCATATAAATTAGGATTATGTACGTATTCGTTAACTGTTGAAATTCCGTTTTCATCAATGTCAACGATATACTGCTTAATAAGATTTTCTTCGATTTTTAGATTACCTACCAAACGCGTTGTTTTAATTGTTTCAAGTGCCATAATATTATTCTCCTTTGTTTTGTGTTTCTTGCGCAGTAGCTTCTTCTAGTTGTTGTTTAAGCTCTGCGTTTTGATTTTGCAATTGTTCTACTTGTGCTTGTAGAGTAGCTTTATCAAGTGTTAACTGTGCTATCTCCAAAGCTAGTTTTGATTGAATATTTTGATTTACATCCATAATATACCTGCTTTCTGACATAAGATTCTCAAGATTTTTTCTACACTATATGTATAGCCTTTTATTCGTACATCGGACGCCACGAGAGCAGCCTTGCTACCAAAATTCATAATCGTCTGATAATCCCAATTTCCTTTGGAATTTGTAGTATTTTTATTCACATCACCAACTGTTGAGGCATTGCTATCGATAGTTATTTGATTAGATACACCAACCCCATACGCATTTCTATTATCGCTGCATAGATAAATTCGTTCCCCATTAAGAATTAACTCACTAGAATTAGGATACATCTCAGCTCGCATCCCTGCACATTTTGTAGAGGTTGTCAGACTATCACCATTAAGGGCAACCGCATGAATACTACTCCAATCCCCAAATATATTGTTCTCAGCTTCAAGTGAAAACATATCAATTAATGATTTATAGTTGCCATTTTTCTGTTGGATAGTTCCACTTCTCATATTATTGAATATGATATCTCCACTTGCTAAGTCAAACGTAGTAGCACCATTTAGACTAGTTATCTTATTGGCTTTAAACATATCTGTAGTAATGCTACCAGCCTTAATTTTGTCTGCAGTAATTGAACCTGCAGCTATCTTAGTGCTTGTAATTGCACCGTCAACAATCATGCTACCTTTAACGTTAATCTTGTCAGAGAATAAGTTAATAGCATTCTGATTAACAGCAAAATAAGAACCAATCGCATTAGCAACATCAGTTGTTGACTTGCCAGCCTTCATGACAATTCCATCTGTGTTAATCGTCAAACTAGCACTCTTAACTGTCGTGCTGTCTAGCGTATTAACACCTGCTTGAGCTGCGTCTGCTTTTGAAACAGCTGTGTTCGCTGTTGATTGCGCATTGCTTGCTGCAGTCTGTACACTTGACACGCTCGCAGTGATTGAGTCTGTTGTCTGTTTGATTTCAGACTGTGCATTCTTTAGATCTTGACTACTTGCCAGTTCAGCCAATGACGGACTCCAGCCATTGTTTGATTTGCCTTTCTTAACCGAAACATCACCGAAATACAAGTCTGCTTGAGTGCCTGCAGTTGTTGAACCGTTGTTGTCGAAACGAATATAGCCTTCGTCATAGTTGCCAGTGTTGAAAGTTACTGAAATATCTTCCGCTTTCGAAGTTGATAACTTGCGACTGTCGACTAAGATTTGTGCTGAGTCAAAACCATTTGTACTTCCACTGACGCGTTTCAAAAACCAGACATCCATATGACTAATAGCGCCATTGTTAAAACCTTTAAAATACAAAGTATAATCAGTATTACGTTCAACTTTAAAGCGATTCATGCCTAATATTTTCTCGCTTGTAGCTGTATTTTTAATAATATACATTTTATAAGCGCTATTGTAATAAAACGGATGTGTTGAATATTCTGCATTCTTATATGCACTGTAACCATCAGCTGGCCTGCCGTATTCGACAAGGTTCATTTCACCGCTTGGAATACTGCCTTCGACACTGCTGATCTTACTGCTCAACTCGTTAGCTTTAGCTGTGATGTTATTTTCTGCAGTTGTTACACGACCAGACAACGTATTAAAATCAGTCTGTGAGACTTTAGCAGAAAGCCCTGTATTAAGTGCTGAAATCTGTGTCGTATGTGTGCTGATTGTTTGCGCGTTGCTGGCAGCTGTGTTTTGTGCTGCATTAGCTTTATCGGTCGCTGTCGTGATGCCAGATTGTAATTCAGTTTTAGCACTGTTTAGCTCCGTTTTAGTAGCAAGCAACGTCATGCCATCTTTGGTTTGAGTGAGTTCAGATGATAACTTGGTAATGTCTGATTTGGTATCCTCAAACGCTGGTTGCCAGTCTGACGGTATTAGCCTACCACGCACAAGCATGGGCGGTTTGATACGCACTAGACCATTTTTGACGATATAAACATAGAATGGATAAGTGTCAAAGACTAAATCTTTGGTAGCTTTAAAGGAGATTGCAACATTAAACCACTGGTCTTTTTTGTCAGTTGGTATATTATAATTATACGCCACTGAATTTGATGAATGATTTTTTATAACGAAAGCTAAGCCATTGTCAAGAGAACCCGAACTGTCAATATAAACTGGCATCAAAATAGAAAATTCCTCACCAGCTTTGACTTCTGAAATAGACATATTCCACGACATACCGCCGTACGCGTTTGCTGTGTAGCCTGTGCTTTTAATGACGAAATAGCTATCAGTTGATGTTACTGTTGTGTTAGCGCCAGATTGTTTGTGCGGGTTTGTAAGATCATTTGATTTTAGGATAAGATTACGTGTCGAAACACTTGTCGGTATCTTACCCTCAACCGCACTGACAGCACTTGTAATCTGTCCGGGAACTGCAGTAACCTGTGTCTGCAGACTGCTAATATTCCCATTCGCTGTTTGAAGATTGCTTTGCAAGCTTGCAACTGCTTTGTCATTGCTCGTTTGATAGTTAGCAAGATTAGTTTTAGTCGTGTTAGCAGTCGTTGTTGTGGCTGATAACTCGTTTTTGATTCCAGTCACATCGCTAGTGTACGTTGATTTAGCTACATAGTCCTTGGCAATCGCTGTACGTTCAGCAGTCAATTGGCGAGCTGTTTCAGTCTTAGCTAATTCGAAATACTGACTCGCTCGTGTGGTTTCACCGTCCTTGTACGTTTCCAGCGATTCAATACGCGTCTTAAAGCCTTGCGCTGTTTGGTCTGCGGTGGTTTTGTTCTGCTGCACTGTCCCGTCCAGATTTTGAACGGTTGATTGCAAACTTGCATAATTTTGGTCTGCAGTTTGCTTGTACTCAGCTACTTTTTGATCGAGGTCGGCTTCGTTTTGACTATAGTCTTCAACCACCGCAGATAAGTAGAGATTAAAGTTTTCAAGGCTTACAGCTGTATTAAGTGGAAGAGTATTATTTAAACGAATAAATACATTATCCGTTTTGTAGCTATTACCAGCACCGCTCAAATCAAACTTCAAATCAAAGTGTTGTAAAGCGGTTGTTCCACCTTTGAATGTAATGCCGCCGCAGTTATACCAAGGACTAGTACTAAAATGCACATTTGTTGTAAAGTTTGACGGTAAAGCTGGATTAAATGCAATATCAAAAGACATTCTCACATAGTCTTTTGTGAGACGCGTATCATTCTTCCAGAAATCATCATCAATATAAGTTCTGACGTCTTGTATTTCTGTACTATTAATATAGTATTTACGTGATTTTGAATTCTTGAAATAGTTTCGACTACCAATTTTCAAAGTTTCAAACTTCGCACTCAACCCATTCAACCCAGTTTCCAAAGTAGCAGCTTTACTACTTGCACTGTCTGCAGTTGACTTCGTTTCAGCTAGACTTGCTTTAATACCGTTGACATCTTCGGTGTATTTTGAAGTCGCCACATAATTTTTGGCAGTAACAGAACGTTCTGCGGTGATTTGCTTAGCAGTTTCATTGCGACTAGCAGTTAAGTAGCTTTCAGCACGAACACCCTCGTCATCTTTATAAGCTTGTAGCTCTGAAATGTCTGTCTTGATGCCGTTAACAGTCGTTTCAATTTCAACTTTATTGCTTGCAAGTGTATTCTCTAACGTTTCTGTCTTACGGCTTAAACTAGTTAACTGACTTGAAACACCTTGCTTATATTCTGCTAACTCAATTGAACTATCTGAGTAAGCTGGTGTCCACGGACTAGCCACAGTCGCTTCTTCCAATTTGACTTTGCGGAATTCAACAGAACCAATCTTGTTGTAGCCTAAAATAACATGCCAGTAGTCGTGATTCTCATCAATTACAAGACTGTCTGTACTAAAAGAGTAGCGCACCCAGTCGTCTGTAATCGTAAAACTGTGAGAAGCTATACGTGCTGGGTTAGTGCCAGTCGTAAGATTTTCTCGCAATTCTGCCCAAACAATAGCCTCACCAGACAAACAGCGAGCTTCAAAAGATAGGATATAAGGTTGACCTGCTTTTAAGTTTGCTAACGCTGGACTAACAGCCTTTCGGGTGCTTGAAGTACCTTCTGGCGAATAAGTTTGCCATTGGTGCCAGACTGCAATTGTGCTGTCGACATGAAAAGCGCCATCAACAATCGAATAAGCGTTATTATCTACGCTATTTCCAACTGTGTATTGCCACTTGCCCATACTAAAATCAGTAGTATCTGACAGCAAGTTTCCACCACCGACCGTTAAAGTTGACAATGTCGTATACACACCGCTAACATCATCTTCAACTTTCTTGATTGATTGTTGAGCAGTTGAAACATCACCGCTTAAACTATCTACTGTTTTAGACAATTGGCTGACAGTTGTCTTAGTGCCATTCGCTGTAGTTTCGACAGTTGTCAGTTTAGTGTTAAGTTCCGTTTGTTTTTTAGCTTGTGAAACAATGTCAGCTTTCGCTTTCGTTAAATCACTATCTAATGCTGTAGCTTTTGAATCAACACTATCAATACTGTTTTGTAAGTTCGTTTGAGTAGTGCTTAAATCTTGCTTAGTTTTAGCTAAATCAGTTTGAAGATTCGTTGCTTTAGTGTCAACTGCGCTAACTGCATTTTGCAAGTCTTGCTTAGCAGTGCTCAAATCGTTAGCTACAGCGGTGAGTTGCTGTTTAGCTTCGTTAACGGCTGCAAGTGAATCATCTCGCACTTTCTCAATATTCGCTGACAAAGCAGTCAATTCTTGCTTAGCTTTATCAAGAGCTTCTGTAATACCAGTCGTGTCAGCGTCTAAACCGTCATCGCCTCGAGCGCCAATAACAGCAGGCTCTGTGACTAAACTTGTGTCATTCGTGTACGTGATGACGTCATACGACCACATATAGTTTTTGTCTGCTGTGACAGTCGTTGGCTTAGTAGACCAGTTTTGACCGCCTGTTGTGACACCCTCTGACTGGTCGTTAGTCGTGTAATAACGTTTGATTGATTTAATACCAACACCGTCATCAGAATTGGTGAATGTGATGTATTCACGAGCCACCTCGTTACCGTCTACACTTGCAACTGCCACAACGTTTAGCGTGCCAGTGACTTGGCTAGCGTTGATTGTAACACTTGATGTTTCGCTGACAACGCTGTTATTGATAAGCCATTGCCAGCTTGCTCCAACGATTTTCCCGTATTTTTCAAGGCTAGCAGTAACTGTGCTAGAACCTTTGCCGTTTTTAAAATTAAAACCATTGTTAGTTTCTAGGCGGATAATGTACGGTGCTGCCTCATTTGCTAACTGTTCAACTTGCTTAAGTAATTCGCTAGCAACTTGTGAATACTTGCGCTCGAAGTTAGTAAGCGTTGATTTTGCAACTCTACCAGTGATTAAATCTTCGGTAAGCTCCGAAATGCGAGCCTGTACGTAAAGTGGAGGGTCGTAATGCACGTCGTCAATCAAAGTACGTGTGTCGCCAACATCTCCGTTGATAGCCCCCTCGATATCGTATGTAATTTCTGGCAAACAAATCTTTTTAAGTTCCCCAAGCATGTAGCCCCAGAGAGCCTCTTTGGTGCTGTATTCGGTTTCTCCTAACTCTTTAATAATCCAGTTATCATTTGATTTCTTGCCGACTGATGGGTACTTATCACGGCTTTGGGGTGCATAGACTGTATTCGCATTAGAATAGTAAAGCAGATTGCCGTCATCGTCATAGACTTTTTTGTTCAATCCGTCGATAGTCAATCCGTCCTTACCAGTAGCACGGACCGCTGTGCGTAACTCCTTCAAATTATCGCTATAATTAATGACTTTTAAGCCACGTCCAACACGAATTGGACTAGCAGCACGATTAGAACCGAGATTGCCTTTCTTATAGATGTTCAATACTTGACGTTTTAACGAGTAGTCTTGGTTCAATTCGACAGTAAATTCAAGTTCTGCATCAAAGCTGTTCGCAATTGAGAAAAGACGTGCCAGAATCGTGTCTGTGCCAGTCCATTCAAGTTTGATACGTTTATCTGCTACTTCATTAATACCAAGCTCTAAGGCGTGTTCTGGGTCGTAATAAGCCAAATATTCGACGAAGCTCATTGCATTAGCTGGCTTGTGCGCCCCCCGCTCTTCTTGATTAAGCTCTAGACCAATAGAATAAGCTGTTATTTCAACCTTATAGCCCTTCTTGCTCAAATCCATGATATTCAACCAATAAGGACGCCCTTTGTAGATAAAAGCAAGCTTGCAGCCAGTTCTGATGGTATCAATATCTTTTGAATTGTATTCGATTGTCAAAATGCTAGCTGAACCAGCCAAGAAACGCTGTAGATTAGCGCTCTGATAGCGAATACCAGAAATATTATCAAAAAAAGCTACATTATGACTGTCGGTTGAATCACGAATTGCAATACGTACGTTTTCCATCTAAATGTATACCTCCTTAATTATCGCTTTAGCGCTCTCAATTTCGGCAAAGCTTGACATGTTAAGATGCACTTTCGTAGTTCCTGGCGGGACTTTGAAGTATGATGTCCCTAAAATTTCATCATCTTTTCTGATTTGATTGTTGACTTTAAACTCACCTTTCTCGCCGTCAATTTTGATTACTGACCCAGCTGGATAGCGGTTAGGGACGTCTTTCCAGTAAGGAACGTGTAACTCGTAAAAACTGAAGTCATTTAGATAATGGTGTGTGACAAATTGCTGTGTCGTGCTGTTTGAGCCTGCGTAATTACCAACGTAGAATTGAATGCGTTTCGCTTTCTTGCCGTTTAATTGACTTGCTGGAAATGGATAATAGCCACCATACCAAAAGAACTGCACACGGTCTTTTTCTTTGACAAGGTCAAACATATTAGAGTTGCGGTCAATGGCTTGGGCACCGTACGGATTGGGCGGTATCCAATAGGACGGCGTGAATTTGATATCTTTCTTGACGATGCTTCCGCCATTGCCGTCACCGACCAAGAAACGCACATAAGCATCATTACGTGTGCGGTCATTCTTTTCAATAGCCATACCAGCCAAAAGATGGTTGTCTTCATCAATCACCGCAAGGCACCATTCACCATTTTGGCTTACCAGACCAGTTTCAAACCAAGCTCTCGCCCAGATGTACCATTGCTCGACTGGTGTCTCTAGCACGTACTCCTTGCAAGCACCATAGCTAAATGCTCCAGCCGTTCCGCTTGTCGTAAAACTTGATGGCATAAGTCCGAGACGACCACCGAACGCTGCATCTGATGACATTTGGGTTGTTACGATTTTGTTTGTATTCTCGTAGAAAACGTTGCTGTCTGTCCAATTGGCAAAGTCCCCTTTTTGATTGTTAGTTATCACGACATTCTTACGGTCAATATAGCCATCTGCTTCGTCATACTTACCGAATTGCAGTAAACCATAAGGACTTGTAACTGCAACATAGCCTGACTCTTTTTTGAGTTTGATTTCGTAGTTGACGTATGCGTCTTCAGTGCCGTCGTTGACAATTTCAGCTTCGTATACGCCGAAGTCGTTTTTTGCAAACTCAAAAGTGCGTGTGGCTCTAGTGTGCGCAACTCCATCTGGAACATAAAACTTGATTGTTGTTTCGTCATACCAATCAGAGATGTCTTGCAACTCGATATCACCACTAGGAATAGCATTATAATAGCGATTTGGCTCGTCTGGCAACACTAGCTCGTGTGTTTCTCTAGTGTTTAAAACCCTTGCTAACTGGTCTCGTATCTCACCTAAGTCGTCTCGAACGGTTGGGGTGTATTCGATTGTATCAAAGAAACGCCCTCCAGCCATATCTCTGGAAGCTAGTGAAACTGTCACCTCGATAGTTTTTCCAGCAAAAGTGACCTCTTGCAATTCTTCCCCGGTTCCAAGAATATCTTCTGTTGTCAACTTGCGCTCATTACCAATTGTGCGCTTTGCTTTTATAAAATTTAAAAAAGGCGTTAAATCAACGCCGTTATATGTAAATGGCATTATTTAAGCCCCCTCACTAAATTTTCAGTATTTTGTTTGTTAGTTAAGTAGCCATCGATGTCATCACCAGTTGCTCTTGCAAATTCTCGGCCATCAACATTTAGCACTGTATCACGAGAAACGGCACGCTTAACGGTATCAATAGCTTGTCTGATAATTTCTAATTTTTCGCCTTCTTGATTGCGATAAGTAACCTCGATGTTATTTGAGTAAGTACCGCTTTCAAATTGATAACTGTAGTTATTAGACATCATATCAGCAATTTGTGCGTTAAAATCAGCAATATTGCTTCGCAATTGCGATTGAAAATCTTGGATATTGTCAGCAACTGCTTTTGTATTGCTTTCAACACCAAACGTTACCGTTTGAGTTGGGTCAAACTCTTCAAAAATAGCTGTCACATTATGCACGGTATTTTGAACTTGTCCGAACATATCGTTCAAGCCCTCGTTTAGACCTTGCATGATTGCTTTACCTGCAGGTTTTAAAAGCACTCGGTCATAACTGATTGGTCCTTTGTGGTCACGAATCCAATCGGCAATGCCACCGACAAAACTTTGAACCGCTCCCCAAGCAGATTTCAAGCCACCCAGAAAGCCATTCATGATTGCTGCACCAGCACCAGCCAAGTCAATGTTGCCCAGACTTCTTAAAACACCACTGACGGAACTTACAATCGAGCTGACACCGCTAACCAATCCGTTGAACGCACCAATAGCGCCAGAAACAAGCCCACGAGCTATGCCGATTACGCCACTGCTCAATCCGTTCCATAGTCCTGTAATCGTGCCGACAAAGCCAGAAACAAGGCTAGAAATCCCGCTAGTCAAACCGTTCCAAGCGGAGATGGCTCCGTTTGCAATCGCACTAGCAATTGAAACCACAGCGCTTTGTAACCCATTCCATAAGCCGACAACCCCAGAAACAAGACCGTTAACGATAGTTGTTACAGATGTTGTCATCGTTTGCCATATTACTTGACATGCAGCAAGAATAGCGTTCCAAATCCCTGAAAGAATACCGAGAACGCCATTCCACGCAGTGCTTACGCCTGTTGTGATACTTTGCCAAATCAACTGCAAGTCTGAACCAACTTTGTCAAAATTACCTGTGATTAAATCACAAATAATTAAAACGGGACCCAGAACAATAGCTTTAATTATTTCCCACGCACCTTGAAAAACTTGCTTAACGCCGTCCCAAATTTGAGAGAATGACATTGATAAGTTTTGCCAGTAACTAAGCATGATGTCGATAAACGGTTGAATAATAGGTAAGACAGCAGCTTGTATTGTTTGCCAAACTGTGCTAAAAATTTGCGTGATTCCGTTCCAAAGATTAGAAAAGAAATCTTTGACGCTCGACCACATGTTTTTAATACTTTCAACAGCGTTTGACGGTGCTTGTTTGATTCCATTCCAAAGATTAGAAAACCATTCGGTTATGCCGTTCCAAGCGTTCGTGAAGCTTTCTTTGATACCACTCCATGTAGCTTTAATGCCCTCGATTGCATTGCTGATAACCTCTTTCATTCCGTTCCAAACATTGCCTGCCCATTCTTTGGCTGTATCCCACGCTGCTTTTAAGCTATCCCATGCTTTAATTACACTTTTAATAGCGTTGTTAACAATTGTTCTGAATTTTTCAGAATGCGTGTAAAAGTAAACGAACGCTGCTACTGCAGCAATAATAGCAACCACAGCAATACCGAATGGGTTAGCTAAGAACTGAACTACTGTAATCACAGTTTTTATAGTCTTAAAAACTTTACTGATAGCAATCAGCAAAGGACCAATCGCAGCGACAACCAAGGCAATTTTTATAATTGTGTCTTGTTGCGCTGGAGATAAAGCCTTAAACTTTTGAGCTAGGTCAGTGATGTACTTAGCAGCTTTTTCAATGTACGGTGCTAAACGTTCACCAATAGCAATCCCAAGCCCCTCGATGGCTGATTTTAAGTTACGGAACGCACCACCTATACCACCTTCCATGGTGTTAACCATTCGTTTAGTGGAACCTTGAGAATTATCAATAGCGTTTGTTAACTTGTTGAAATCTTTGTCTGATGAATTGATAATTGCTAACCAACCAGACATGGCTTCCTTACCAAAGATTGTTGCCGCAGCCGATGCTTTTTGAGTTTCAGACAACCCACCCATTTTTTCACGCAAGTCTCCCATGATTGTGCGGAAGCTCTTCATGTTGCCCTCGCTATCAGTAACGGAGATTCCTAATGTGTCCATAGCTTTTTGAGCAGCTTCAGACGGGTTAACTAAGTTAACTAAACCTGCACGCAATGCTGTACCAGCTTGAGACCCCTTAATACCACTATTTGCCATCAATCCGATAGCGATTGCAGTATCTTTTGCGTTGAATCCAAGCGACCCAGCAACTGGCGCAACATACTTGAATGTGTCACCCATCATAGAAACGTTAGTATTAGCGTTTGAACTTGCTGCTGCTAAAATATCAGCGAACTCTCCTGCCTGTTCGGCTTGCATACCAAACGCAGTCATTGCATCGGTTACAATGTCGGAAGTCGTTCCTAGATTTTCACCAGAAGCGGCAGCCAAGTCTAAGACTGCTGGGATACCAGCCATAGTTTGCTCAGCGCTCCAACCAGCCATTGCCATGTAGTTCATACCTTCAGCAACTTCGGACGCACTGTAGCGCGTGCTAGCACCTAAATCTTGAGCTTGCTTGCGCATTTGCATGTAAGCTTTACTAGATGAATCAGCCGCTATGCCAGACGTTGCTGCCACTTTGCGCATTGAATCATCAAAAGTTGTAAACGTCTTAACCGAAGCACCTAGTCCTGCCATTATCGGAACGGTTAGCTTCTTATTCATCGAGTTTCCGACTTTTTCGAAGTTATCGCCGATGGCTCCTAGCTTTCCTTTGGCACTGTTAGTGAACGTATTAAAAGCGCTGCTGGCTCTGTCTAAGTTGCTTGTAAAATTGGATGTGTCCGCTTTAAGGACTGCCTCGACGGTATAAGAGTTACTTGCCATTATCTGCTACCCCCTTTTTTAGATATTTTTGACGGCGTTTAGCGATTGCTACTAAATCACTATTTACCGCATTTCCGTGACCGTTTCCGAGCACGGCATTTCGTTGTTTTGCCTCGTTGTAAAAATCTTCAAACTTGGCATACACGTATTGTTTGCCACTCTTATCAGTAGCTTTGATTAATCTATTTAGGTAGGCTTGCAAATATAACTCTCGTTCTCTGTTCAAGCGTCGCATTAAGTAGCCACGCTTGCGCACGTTAAACTCTTCGATGGTCATGCGTTTGGCTTCGGTTAGCGAGCTGACACCATACAAGCCAATAGCAGAAGCGAGCATATCTTCGTATACTTCCTTGCTGCTATTTGCTAGTGTTGTTTTGTTGCTTAAGCTTCCGCTACCGCTGCTAACATCTCTTTGACTTTTGATTTCGTCAACGGTGCATTGGCTAATGCTGATAAAAAATCATCAAACACTTTATCCAAGTCTTCTTGGCTTTCGAGCCATGCTTCGATGTCCGCCAAGCGTGGAATTTGTTTCAAAGTGTGTGTTGCTGACAAGATAATATCAGCCAAAACGACCGGGTTTTTATCTTGGATATAAATGACTGCGCTAGAAAGTCCCATGCCGAAAGTAGCTCCTGAGCTATTTGTGATTTGATAACGTTTATCCATTTCACGGATAAAATCAATACCAAAATGCAAATCGTATTCTTTTCCGTTGATTTCAAGTGATTTCATTATATTTGTTACTCCTTACCTAAAATAAAAGGGGCTAAAAAGCCCCGTAAATGTTATTGACCTGTGATTTCTGTTGTGTCTTTGAATGCGTAATTAATTTCTGCAATTTGTGAGTCTGAAAGTGTTGCGAAACCTGCAACTGGTTTCCCTTCGATAGCCATTTCAGTTGAGATTGTTTCAAGGTCTTCAACGTTTTCTGGAACTTCCCAAGAGTTAAGCGAACCTTGAGCATAAAGTGCTGGAAATTTATTTTCTTGTTTTTCTCCTGCGAGGTCAATTTCCCACACTTCAAGTTTGTAGCCGCTGACTACTGAGTCTTTCAGCATCAAATTAAGCGCATCTCGTGTTGCCACCGCTTCAATTGAAAGTGTAACTTCAAGCCCTTTGTCAGAAATAACTGAGCCGTCTTTAGTAGCTGTCGAGTCGTTCTTACGTTCATATTTCCATTTGTGCTCCGTTTGCAAAGCTAGCTTAGCTGCTGATGTTTTATCTCCTAATTTTCGGAACATCAAAATTTTGTTTTTACCAAAATTTGCCATTTTGTTTATTCCTCCTTTAAATAAATTTGAATTTTAAATCCAGAATACCATGATAAAGCAGTTCTGGAGTTGAATTGTCTTTGTTGATTTGGCTGGAACTTTCGTATTCCATAAACCATTGCCTGCTGCCTATTTTCTTAATATTGCTAAACTCTTCCATGAGCTTGCCAACCCAATCAGAAACAAGCTTCCTATCATCTGAGGCCGCCCAAACATCACATTGAACGGCGACTTCGCCAATTAATCTAGTCTTTGTTGGCTGTGGGATAATCTGCGTATAAGCCACAACCATAAAAGGGTAAGGCTCATTATCGTCTGGCAGAAATGGAAAAGCTGGCAAACCTAGAGCAATAGACCGTTTGATTAATTCGTCGTGTATTTCTTGGTCTGGTTGTTTATTTAACAATTCCTGCTCTCCTTAAATCGTCGATAAATTTTGGCTGTATTTCGTTAAGAGCTGGTCGCATGAATGGTTGAGCTTCCATTTTTCGAGTTCCGACTTCAAGATAGCCAGAATAATCAGTGTTGGCTTTAATTACCGCACGCAAACCGTCATTTGCTAAATCAAGAGTAATGGAACGCCCAGTCGCTCCTGTTGAATATCCTTTTTTGAATACTGCTTTACGTTGAGCTGTCTTTTGAAGCGCTGCACCATTCTTCTTGACAATTTCTTTGTAAACTTCTGTACGTGCCATTTTATTAAGCACGTTTGCTAACTCTTTATCACCATTAAATGTAACACTCATTCGTGATTAACCTCACTCAAATAAATAGCCTCACGTCGCTTGTAAAACGTTTTGCGATTAATAATGTAATACTTCTTACCGTAAAGTTTTACGCTCTCTACGGAGCCAGAAATCGGCTTATTAACTCGCATAATCCAAGCGTCAACGTTTAGTTTGTTGTTCAAGAGTTGATTTTTTAACTCTAGCCCCATTTCAGACACAAAACAAGGGACGACAATTTCTTGTGTTCCCCCCTTGTCCATTTTGCCTGTTTCTGGATTGTAAGCTGGCTTGCTCGTTTTCAAAACAAGCGCTGCTCGTTCTGCTTCTCTCATAATACGAACACCTTTCCGTTTTTTGCCTTCCCTGTTGCAAATTCCTTTTGCAAGAGGTCATCATACGGCAAAAATTCGTATTTGACATCTTCATATGAGACTGAATGTCCCTCAATCGTTTCTGAGCTAGCTCCTTCAGCTCCTCTGCGATTGAAACGTTTTATAGTGCAATCTTCAATGATAAAACTAAATTTGTCGTCGATAACGTCAGTGCTGTAAGCCAATTTGAAATGGTCACAGACTTTTGAAATCAATCGCTTCAACACTTTATCTTGAATATCGTCACTTAAATCTAAGTCTTCTTTCACATTGTTCAAAACTGTGTTTTCAAAATCAGCCATAAGCACCCCTATTCAGATTTCTTCTTAGCTTTACTTCTGCTCTCTTTTTTCAAAAAACCCTTTTCCGTCAATTCTTCGACACGCTCGCCAACGTAATCAGAGCCAGCTGGATAAATTACGTCGGTAAGTTTGTCTCGAAAACCTGCAATCACTTTTACCATACAATCACCATGCCTAAGCTTCAGGTACTGTAGTCAACATATAAACATCTGCCAAGTTTTTGAATGATGGAAGTGCAATCATTGAGACCTTAGTTTCGACGTTGACTGGGTCTGTTTTAGTAGTTGTTGTTACGGCAATACCAGCGTCGACGATTTCGACCTTAGCATTTGTTACGCTGCCACCGAGAAGGTCACTTTCTTCTGGAGTTGTTCCAAAGACTGTTTCACCAAGCTGCGTGTTAGGTGCAAGGGTGATGTGTCCGTCTGGATAGTATTTTTTAGCAACGCCATCAGCATCTTTGTAAGTTTGGTTTTTGACAACAACTGTCAAGCCGAGTTCACTTTCAAGATAGTCGAAAAGCTCTGATTTCTTAACTGATGATGCATCTGGTGCAGTCGGTTTAATCAAAGCGAGAGTGCTTTTGGCATTTTTGATTTGGCTCAAAGTTTTTGAATTCAAAATAATGACTTCTGGCGTAGAGCCGAGGTTTTCCAAAGCGCTGACTGCAGCTTCGATATCTGCAAGTGGTGTTGATGTTGCTAGGTCTGTCCAAGAAGTCGTTACTGTTCCTTTGTGGTCAGGGTCTACATGATAATCAAAATCTTGTGCAACACCGTTTGAAATAACCCCAATTTTACCAGTTGCGAGCACTTGCATACGCATTGCTTCAAGTCGTGCGTGAGCGCCAGATAGCAACGTTGCAGTGTCATCAAAGATACCAGAAACAACTGTATCAATAAGCGCTTGGTTACCAGTTTGAGCGATAACGTTCAATTGTTGACGGTCTTGTTCTTTGACGAGTAATGACTCTTTAAAGAATGGCATTTCTTGTTCGTCTAGAGTGACGTTCATGCGTTCACGAAGTGTTGCTTTTGTATCAAACGCAGATGGTTTCAAGACAACTGGAAGACCAGCTGAGCCTTTTACGAGTGCAAGCTTAAGTCCAAGTTGTTTGCGAGCTGGGAAGAATTTTTCTCCGATAGTTGAGTCAACTTCTTGTTGACGTGCGTTCCAATATCCAGCAAGGTTTGAGGCTGTTACTGTATCATAAATTAATGGCATATTATTAAGCTCCTTTCACGAATTGAATATGAGATAGTTTAGATTTGACGTTTGCGTCCACTGTCCCTGAACCGATTTTATCTTCTCGCAAAGTACCACGATAAACAAGTGAAGCGACTGCGTCTTTCTCTGTTACGTCAACATCGTAAAGCAGAATTCCGTCAACATATGTTGCTTCTGACGGATTTGTTTCAACTTTTACTTTTTTAGTGCGGTCTGCAAAGATTGAGGCGCCGTCCCCAGATAGGATGGCCCCAGCCTTTAGAATAGTTCGACCATTTTCAACGACTGTACCTGTTGTTGTTTTGTCAACCAAAACTGAAATTGCCTCGTAAGGTGTGTTGTGAAGAATTTCAGTGTTTCCGAAAAATGTTTTTGGCATATCATGCCCCTCCTTTTAAAAAAGTTTCTTGCTGCTAGCATTAGCATATTGAGCTAAGTTAGCACCATAATTTGTTTGTTTAACACTTGAAGCACCGATACCAGGTGCTTTTTGACGTAAGGAAACTTTAACAGCTTCAGCTACCGCTTGATTAAAGACAGCTTCGAACTCTCCTACTTTTTTCAAAGAATTTTCAGCATTGTCTAAAGCAAACAATTCTGCAAATTCAGCTGGTAAACCTTTTGAAACTAAATCCTTTTCGACTTGAATGACCAACTTATCACGTTCAAATTTAGCTTTTTCTTCAGCGAATGCTTTCTGTTTATCTTCAAATTCACGTTTGGCACGTTCCTCTTCAGATAACTGTGAGTAGTCTTTTTCTTTCTTAAGAGCCTCTGCAATTGCGTCTTGAATACGTTGTGCTTCGCCTTTTTTGTAGTTGTCTAGAGCTTTTTGATTTGACTTGTTGATAATGCTATCAAGCTCTGATTGAGTTTTAGGAACTTCAAACGCTGGGTCTGTTTCGTGCGCATCATTATTTTCTACATCGTTATTAAAATCGCTATCGTTTCCGCCAGTGTCTGCTCCTCCAGATTCACCACCATCTGCAAACAATTGCAAGTTTCGAGCGTTTAACGCTAAAAGTTGTTGTTTTTCCATTTTCTAATTCCTCCCATGCTAGTCTTGTGTCACCCTAAATTTCCAGCGCATTCATAGAGCCACGAGAACGGACGTCTCACGCCCTCTAGTCTCTATTTAATGTAATTCTATTCAGGACTTAACAAGCCACGCTAGTGATGTTTATTTGGCTTATTTAACGACCAGCCAAGTCAACGGAAGATGAGGGACTCGAACCCTCGCACGCTTTCACACGCCTACAAGGTTAGCAACCTGTTCTCTTAACCACTTGAGTAATCTTCCAGAATAAAAAAGCCGTATAAAATACGACTTCAGTTATTGTTTTCAAGTCCGTTTTTCAGACCTTTGAAAATGCCAATGATAAAAACAATCAATAGACCAATTGAAACACAAATAGCTAATGCTAAAAGCAAAAATAGCAAAAGCCCAAAAGTGAAATTAAGTAAATTCCAAATCATAAAAAACCTCACATTCTTATTCTTCCCAATTTATCGGTACACCCAGCGGTGTTTCTCTTGATTTATCAAGCATAGCTTCATATTCTTCTTGCGATTTTGAGTAGTGAGCAGCAGTTGAACATCTACAATGAGGGTGCATTGGTGCCGCGTTCTCCCCCGGCATCATATTTTTAACTTTGAAGATTTTTCCGCTCAAAGCTGCACAATGCGGACAAGCGCTTGGTTCTGCGATGTATTCGTACTCCTCATAACCGTTTGCTGTAAATGATTGCTTTTGCGCTTCCGTCATCACCCTTGCACCTTCGGTCACCGCAAGACGCTTAGCTTGGCTCACAGAAACATCGAATTCTTTTCTAAGTTGACTGATGAACGTCGTTGGGTTTTTTCCTTTCAAAAGGTATTCTTCAGTCATTTTTGCAACGATTTGCCTCAAAACGTTTTGGCGTTCCCAAATGTTATCAGACCACGTTGCGCCCTTGAAAGGTGTATTCAGCAGTGTTTTAACTGTTTGTGTGATTTCTTTTTGAGTCAAGACCGACCTGCCAAGTAACCCAGCTTGCGTTTTGATTTCGTTTATATAGTCTTTAGTGATGAAATCTTTGGTTTGTTTCTGTTCATCATTGCCCAATGCAATTAATTGTAAATCGAGTTGGCACTGTAACAATTCTAGTCGACTGGCTTTCATTTTGAGATTGTATATGCCGAGTTCTCTGTTAGCTTCTGGAGAAAAATTCTTTTCGGCTACGTACCGCTTAGCTTTCTCTTTGAACGCCTTGACGTCCATTTTGTCAACTTGTTTTTGCACCTCTTCAATCGACAAGCCATTCTTATCAGCATAACGATTATAAAAAGCTTGTATTTCCTTCTCGATTTCCTTGTAATGATAATTGTATAGACGATTGAACTCATCTCCCAAAGATGCGTCACGTTCGATTTTAGCTAGCTGTTCCGCTCTAATCCTTTTCTTCCAGTACTTGTTCACCATTGTTTTCGTCTTCCTCATTCAAATCTTTGTCAGACAAGCGACTATTTTTTTCTAATTGAATTGACAGCAAGCTTGAATTTTGTTGTTGTTTTTCAATTCGTTCCATTTCCGTTTGGGCATCAACCCCAGTCGCTGATTGCAGCATACTGTACACAGTTTCATCGCTAACGACCCCGTACAAGCTTTTAGCATTTGTAACGACGCTTGAGGCATCTGCTGGCAAATTAGGAACGAATGTTACACGTACTTTTGACAAATCAAAGTTTTGAATTTCTTTTAGAGTCTCACTAATTCGAGCAATCAATTTATAACGGCGTTTCAGTGATTTTTCAAAAAGTGCCTGCATGTCGACACGTTTCTGGTCAAAGCCAAAAATTTTCCACTTCATCGCTTCGCCAGATTGTGTTCCTGAAAAATTATCATCACTTAAATCTGGCGTGTTTGTGATTTTATGAATGTCATCAATAACACGATTCTTATAAGCTTCAGTGCCGTTAACATCGTACTGCTTGTATAAGTATTTAGCATCGACGGAACCCTCATTGCCGTTAGCATCAACTGGTGGTTCTAAGTTTAGCAAACGAGCCTTGCGCATTTTACGCATGAACTCAATTTGTTTCTCGGCTGTATCACAATCAGCTGGAAAACTAACACGGCCTATAATGGCTAGAATTGCATCTGACAAGTCTTGCATATAATTGGCTGTATCTGACTGTGAGGCATCATACAAGTCGATTAGAGACAACACAGACTCATAATCACCTATACCGTTTGAGCTGTTAAGATATTCAGTTAATGGAACCGTTCCGAAAAAATGAGGTGCTTCGTCTATAATTTTAAAGTCTTCAGATGAATCAATAATCAGGATTTCATCTGGTGTGTACACCTCGATAATTTTTTGGTTATTCGAGAATTGGTTTTTGTCATAATATCTAACACCGACGAGGCTATTTTCTTCTTTGGTCATGTCATAAATAACAAAAGTCGATGTCGGGTCTAGTTTTACTGCTTTTGTTTCGTCTTCTTGCGTACGATAAACTAAATCATAGGCACGACCTGTCTTAGATAAGTCAAGTACAAGTGAACGGTTTAATTGATGAAAACTATTATTTTTTGAAATCTCATCTAAAAATCTGATAACACTTTCGTTGCCTGCATCATCATAAGAAATTTGAATAGGATTCCCAACTAGATAACCTTGCTTGAATGTAGCAATATATTCACCAAAATTATGAACGGCGCGTGTGTCTGCCATGTCTTGGTCTTTGCGTCGTTCGGATTCTAGAATAGTGTGGTTGTTTCCCTCTGCATAGTCAAGCAATTCTTGAATACGTGGACGTTGTACTGTTTGATGATGATTGATATATTGTTTTAAAAGTTTAAAATCATCTGCAAACAATTCCTCTAAACTCTCTGCTCGATAACGCATTCTAGATTGTCGATGAAAGCGAGGCTTTAATGTATGTGTTTGACCTGTGCTATCGACAAATGTTTCTGTATAAGCCATTTAAATTCCTTTCTACAACCCAAAACCAGCTCGAAGCGTATCGAACTGATTGCCGTTGTTTTTTTGTCTCTTCATTACTTCTTCCGAATAGATAGCATAGCGCAAAGCGTCTAATACGTCATCGTCATGCTTTTCTGGTTCTCCGCTTCGCTCGTTCCATACGTACTGGTATACCTCGTCTTTGAACTTAGATACCTTGTCAGATGCAACGAAGAATTTGTTGGTCTTCATCAACTTTGCAACCTGTTCAATGCCAGAAATAACTGATTTGTTGGCGTTGATTGCTTTTAGCTTCTCGTTCATAAATCTTGCTACGTGCTCAGGACGAGCGCTATCACAGTAAAACACAATGTCGCCATATCTAGCTTTAATTCCTAGTGCAATATTGACCCAATAGTCAATTTCTTTGTACTGTTGGGCATGCTCTTCAATCAAATAGACATCTCCGTCTGGTGTCTTTCCAAGGACAACAATAGAGCCATAGTGCTCGTAACCCCAGTCGACACCAGCATAATACTTAGTGATTTTGTCGTAAGGCACATCGTCGCTTGAGATATAAGCTTCTTCCTTAAAATCTCGATATACGGCACCTTCACCAATTACCCAACGCCCATAAATTCCACGTTCGGTGAATACTCCGCTAGGTGTGGCGTTTATAATGTTATCTAGATAGCGTTTGTTCAGAAATGAGTTATCGAATATTGTGAAATGGTTGGCCACAATCCTTTTGTTGTCAGCCTTATCAATATAATTGACTTTTAACCAATGCTTGGGGTGGTCAGGGTTGGTGTCGCATATAATTCTTGCACCATAACCTGAGCAGCGCTTGATGATTTCGTCAAATACCTCTTTATTTGCTAACGTTGCTTCGTTGACATAAGCACCATACGATGTCATACCACGAATTGCCTTAAGCCCAGCTATGGAGCCTGTGAACGTCGTAACAACATAAACACCAAAAAGCGTAAAATTCCCATGTCTATCAAAATTAAACTCATGGCCATAATCGTCAGAAATTTCACGTAATATGTTTGTTTGCAACGTACCTGACGAAACAGCTCCCAAAATGTACATAGGTCTTTCGACTCCATCTTTTAAGGCATTTTGTTTCACTCTAATGAGCTCTTTCAGGAAAAGAGTGTTATCTAGCTTGGTTTTTCCAGCACGCACAGCTCCGTGATTAATTATCATGTACCAATCTTCACGATTGCTCCGTTTTATAATTTCTAACTGTTTGTCTGTGAATTGTCCTCGTGTCATTTGATGTTGTTCAACTCCTCAAAGTATTCTGCGAGCATAGCTTCTGTGGCTCCATCTTTGTCTGATTGGTTTTCAATTTTATCTGTCTCAGCTTCCAACTTCTTAATTTCGGCTTGTAGCTTGTTGATTTCGATTTCTGTCTTACCTTCAAATGTTGGATTCATCTTTCTCCATTTGTCAGGCTGTCTGTTTTTTAGCCAAAATATAGCGGCTGTTGTATCAGGGGCAATATGCTTTTTTGTCTTTGTAACCCTTTGGATTTTTTCACCTTTAGAATTTATGGTGATAAATGTGTTTGTTTCTTCAATTTCATAGCCGAGTGCTCGTTTCAAAAGGGCGTTTTCGACTTCAAAGTCAACGGGTTGTTTTCCCTTTTTTACGGCGTCAGGGATGGCAGGATACTTGTTTACCCAATCGTAAAATGTTGTCTTTGAAATCCCCATATTTTTGGCGACTTGAACATCAGAAAGTCCATCGCGAAACCACGATTGTATTTTTTTCAGCCCGTCTTCTGTCAACCACTCCTTGTATTTTCCACGAGCCATCGGTTTTCCTCCTTTCATTATGTTTGTTTTAATTCTTCTGATAATATCTTAGGCACACAGCATTCCCAATCAACATTGTGATGCAAACGCTTATGAGCGGTTCCCATCGGTTGAACGGTTACTGCACTAGGCATAAAAAGTACTGTATAGAAAGATTTGAGATAAGTTCCACCATCTAAATAAAGATCTGTCATGCCTCCAGCATTTGATTGTGTCTGCAACTGATTAAGCATAATATCTGTCACTGTAAACATCAAATGGCCTTGGCTTCCTAAATAAGTATAAGTATTTACGTCTTCGTTTACTCTACCCAAAAATTGAAATGGTCTATCTGTCCTGCAAAAGAAACTATTCATGACTTTTCGCAACAAAGACTTGCGCCAATTTCCGTTGAGTCCTCCGATGTGGTCTCCGCCTTGCGACATACACACTGTCAAAGCGTTAGAATCTATTAAAAAATCAAGCATCAATGCGAATACGTCATCTAGATTATCACATGATTTTTGAACCAGTTTCCCATCTTTAGGGTATCTGAAACCAAACGACGTATAATCGTCATCAAACTCGACGAAATATTTCAAGCCTATTTCTTTAGCTATATCGAAACAAGCGTTTCTAGCGTATACTATAGCTCGTCTTTCCTGTGACAAATCTGCAGTATCAAAAGTTTTGGAAATGGCCAATTTGTCAAACATTTTTACATGTTCTTTTCCGTACTTCTTGTAATACTCATCTGCTTGCTTGTCTTCGTTATCTATGACGATATACCACTTACCTGTGTAGTTTCCTTTTTCCATTGTTTTTAGAGTATGCACTGAATCAGGTCTGCCGTGGCTTAATATAAATACAGCAAAATCATCTTTGTACTTATCAAATTTTGTCATCATCATAAATCATACTCTCGATTGCTTCTGTTAGTTTCAATATCCGTTTTCAATTGCTTTGTTGTAATCTATAATCACCAGTGCGCTGTCTTCAAAAAGCTCTTGCACTTCTTTTGGAGCGCTAGCATAATATTCAGCAATGTTTCTATAATTAAAACGTAAGTGTCTTTGAGCTGCATTCTTTAAAAATTCTTCGATATCGCTTGGGATATCAGCAGTTTGAATTTTACGAATCAATTCGTCCCGCTTTGTGGTGTCCACTAAGTCTTGTAGATACACTTCTTCGCCTGTTGGCTCGTATGTTGGTGTAGTTATCTTTGATGTGTAAGGGTCTTCTTCGTTATCTTCTTCGTCGAACTCATCTGCTAACTTTTCAAAACCGAATTGCTCTAAGTTAAAATCAAGCTTTTCCAATTCTTTTGCAAGTAGCTCTTCGTTCCAATCTGCAAGCTCGCCAGTTTTGTTGTCGGCTAAGCGAAAAGCTTTGATTTGTTCTTCTGTCAAATCATCTGAAATAATAACTGGAACTTTTTTGAGTCCTAACAACTTAGAGGCTTTAAAACGAGTGTGTCCGTTGATAATCTCACCATCAGACGTTGCAACGATTGGGACTTTGAACCCAAATTCTTTTATTGAATTTGCAACTGGTTCGACTGCACTTTCATTATCTCGTGGATTATTCGCATATGGTTTTAACCACGTCAATTCCTTTTCGACAATTTGCATATTCCCTCCAAAATAGAAAAGCACCAATCGGTGCTCGTTGTTATTATATACAAAAATAGAGGCTCGTCTCGAACCTCATATCTTTATTATTTGATAATACCATAATAACACATTAAAACCCCCATGCACGCCCAAATTCCCCTTTTTTATGCCATTTATTCCCACTTATTCCCATTTTTTGTCATGACTCTAAAAAAATATCAATTTCTTCAGTTGCATGCTTGCGCAGACGATAATAAGTTGATTGGCTGATTCCTAAATGCTCCATAATTTCCTCTGGGTATTGTTTTAGAATGTACGTCATGCGTAAAATAGCTCGCTCTTTTGGATTAGATACCTTGTTGATTAATCTACTTAATTCAAGCTTGCGATTAATAATGTCGTTCGTGTCATGTTCGATTGACTCTTTTAAAACAATAAGCTGTGCGTATACATCGTCGACTTTTGTCGGTTTCCCGCCTTTAATTTTGTCAGTAGACCATTTGGGACTAGATAATAATCCGGCTTCAAGCGTGCTTACTTCATCAATTCTGCATTGAATGTCTGCGTCTAGGTTTTGTAGTTCGTCAAGTAATTGTGATGCCTTGCTCATTTTCAAGCTCCTTGTGGTATAATATTGATAGCGAATTCATACCACAAAGCCTTTGCGTGTGCAGGGCTTTTTCTTTTTGGGCAGGCGCACGACCCAAACATTGAGTTATCCATAAGAAAAGCAACGCCTTGCAGAATAACAGCTAGCGATAACTGCGTTAGATTAAAAATTATATTGAGTTTCCTTTTCTATTTTATTTCGCTATATTGCCAGCAAGCCACCCAGTAGACTAACCAGCAGATATACTAATTTTGTAAGAAGGAGATTCCTCCTTTTGTTATGTAAAAATATTCTGGGTATATCTGCATTTGGAATCGAACCACATCAAGAACCATTGCAGACACCGAATGAGTTTTTTTAAAAAAATCCAAAGGAGTTCTAGACTGCCGACTAGAAACAGTCATCATTGAACCTACTTTCTTTTTTAAATTTTATTTTCTAGCCTACACCCATGACTGGAGTCGAACCAGTCGAATACCGTTATGGGTTACCGCCGTAACTGTCAGCATAGTACACAATCACTTGATTTTCTTTCAAGAGCTTAATTTTTGCTTTAGCTTGCTTGAGTTTTGTTTTTAATTCTGTCATTTCAGACTTGCTTTCACGTTTACCAATGTCATAGCCAACAGCAATACACATAAACGCTGCAAGCATGACAATTAATCCAATCACAAAAACTTCGTTTTTCATTCTTCCACCTCTTTCGCAAACTGCCATGCCCAAGCAAAATCTTTCTTGATTTCTGATTCGGTGAATTGGTTTTTGCTCTTTTGCTTCCATTTAGCGTTGTTGCTTGCATCAATACATATACCATTATCATTTCTACTCAAATATCTGTAGGATGCATAAGAATTTGGGTCAGGTATCTCAACCGTGTACAATTTTTCTTTCTCGACTTCATAGCCGAATTTGTGCATCAACACTAATGTCTCTATAGATTTGAAAGCCAATCAGAGAAATTTAAATAGTTGTCAATCTCGAGTTCAAAGTATGCACTCCCTAAATGGCCTTCGTATAGATAATAAATCAATTTTAAACCTCATATAATTAATTCATCAAGCATTTCGCTCTTCGTCAATCAATAAAGCTTCCAACAGCCTTATAAGAATTTCAAAAACTTCACGACATTTCAGATAATCTTTTAAAAATTCTTTCAAACCTATTATAACCCCTCTCTCGTCTTCTCTGTTGCGTTTTAAATCATTCTTAATATAATTATACTCACAGACCTCTAACTTGCTTACAGAGACTTTAAGCGACATTCTATGCGGAATAACTCACGTCTAATTTTTTCTTCTTTAGATTTTGGTTTTGGCAATTCAGATATATCTTTTTGAATTTCATTATCAACTATAGGTTCACTAATTATCGAACGCTCTCTTAACATTATCGCTAGCTTCCAATCTTTAATCCCAAAGAATTCACACGCTTCTTTTCGTGATCCCTCGAATACTTGCCCAGTTTTTAAATTGGTGTAACGTTGAATTCTTTTCTTCTGTTTGATTTTAATTTCACCAATTTTCTCTCTAGCAACGCGCCTGTTTTGAATGCGGGTGTTTAGCGCTCTCTCTTTGATTTTCAAGTGTTCAGCGTACTCATCTCGTGTGCCTTCGAAGACTTCACCTGTACCTAAATTAGTGAATCTGTAAATACCTTTAGAAACGTTCGACATTCATTACCTCTTTCATTCTCTTAGCGACTGCACTATTAATTTTATCTGGCAAAATAGCTCTGTGCATTAGTTTATTTGCGTCAGATGGAAGTATATTTAGCATATCAGCTATCTTGATATAGCTCTTCAAACGATTTGCTTTTGTCCACTTTATAAACGCATTTAAAATATCTAAATCACTTTCAGCCTCAATATGTTTCGTTACTGCAAATTTAACTCTATTGCGATTTCCTATTCTACTCATTCAATTTCCTCAATTTCGATTTCAATTCGTGGATTTGGACTATATAATTTTCTAGCTCTCAAATCACAGACGATATTATCGTCAGACCAAACGATTTCAGATTTTGAAATACTATCAAACAGTGATTTGATTAGGTTGTCAACGTCGGCCTTTTTAATGTGCCACAGACGCTCTGAAATGTATTTTAAATATAATTGCTTAGCTTTATCTTTCGCACGCTCTGACGGCTTTTTAGACACGCTCTGCGGTGCTTTCATGTAAAATGTTACTTCTACACGAATAGCACCATCAAAATAGCGTCCGTCGTAATTCTCTTTGATGTAGTCTGTGACCTGCTTTCGCCACTTCATCATTTTAGGCTCTTCATACACTGCAGCGTGTCGTCCTCTGATTGTGGCTCGTGGCCTTGACTGCGGCTTTGGTTCAATAGGTATTTCAAATCTCATTTTTACCCTCGTAAAGCCGTCTTGTCTTTTCAGCAATAGCCATTACGTACATGTTATTGCTAAATGCTTTTAAATCTTCTAAATCAATATCACTTATGGATGTTATATTTCCAAGAAATTCAATATATACACTTTCCAATTTTTCAACCGACTTAGCTTCTCGATTATTACTATATCCGAGTAGATACCCGACACTCACACCGAAGAAGTCTGCCAGTTTTTCTGCTTTATCTGGTCTAATTTGGCTTTCACCATTTTCCCAATTTTGGATAGTTCGCAATGGGATACCAATTTCTTTTGAAAGATTTTTTTGTGTTAAACCTTTTTCTTTTCTTAATTCTTTCAATCTGTTCAATCTCAACCAACCTCCTTGTTTTTCAAGCTCTTTATAACGCATTTTAAGCCCTCTGTTAGCGTTTATTTGTAATAACACATATTTACCCTACCAACCTGTTTTCGTTGCTTACAGAGCATTTTAGAGGGCTATACGAGCGTTATATCGTTATCAACCTAGAACGGTAGCATATCATCAGAGATGTCCATTTGTTTTGAGTTACCAAATGAGCTTTTCTGCTGCATATAGCCGTTTTGTTGTGGTTGTTGGTTGTAACTGTTTGACTGTCCTTGCTGATTGTCGTTCTTGCTATCTAACAAATCGACATGTTCAGCTACGACTTCAGTTACATACACACGCTGTCCTTGCTGGTTTTCATAGTTACGTGTCTGAATACGACCAGTGATTCCAATTTGCGAACCTTTGCCACAATATTGTGCGATAATATCTGCAGTTTGTCGCCATGCCACGATATTGATAAAATCTGCTTCACGTTCACCGTTTTGGTTCTTGAATGTGCGATTTACCGCAAGTGTTCCTGTCAATACACTTGTGTTGCTCGCTGTTTGTTTTAATTCTGGCGCTTTAGTTAAGCGACCAATTAGATTTACGTTGTTCATATCAGATACCTGCCTTTGCTTTCATTTTTGCAATAAATGCTTCTGCTTCGTTCGCTTTATCTGTTGTGATGTTTTTAATCATTGTCGCTCCGACGTGTTTTAACAATGCAATCATTATTGAGCCATCATTCTTCCCTGTTGCTTCGATAATCGCTTTAATGTCATTCTCGTACTGTCTAGCTTTTTCGATTGAAATATATTGCTTAAATTGATTATTGTTTCCATTATTTAAATTCTGGCTTGTCTGATTCTTATATTCATCAGTATCAGCATCTTTTGTGTCGTCAATCAATAGCAAACCGTTCAATGCATATTTTCTGGCATAGCTTGATGATGCTCCTGTAATTTGACTCTCGTCCATTCCTTTTTTGTTTAGTGGCTCTCTTGCGTAAGCTGTGACGACTTCAATCTCGTCACCACAAACAAATTTTGCTGTCGCTTCAATATAGTGCCAGTCACCAACTAATATAGGTTTGTCTGATAAAATAATCTTTGCGTCGTGTTTCTTCAATAGTGGCTTGACGGCTTCTAGAATATCTTCTGCAGATCTGTAGTTATATTTTCCAAAAGTATTTCGTTGATTTTTAGGTGCCTTAAGCTCAGCTTGAATTTCTACAAGTTTACTCATTTGTTACCCTTTCCAGCATAATGTCGCACAATTTTTCTTCGACGTCATAGCTTTGGCGTCGTTGCTTACGTTCTTCTTGAATTTGTCGCTGTTTCTCATCAATTAACGCTTTTACGTCATCTGTTTCAAATTGGCTTTGCTCATTTGCAAGGGCTTCTTTGATTAGGATTTCAATCTTATTGACCAATTTTGTATTAAAACTTTGCCATTTAACTTCGATTAGTTCATCTTCTTTATATTTTGGTAGTTGAATGTAGCCAAGCTTTTGATGAAAATATTCAGCGCTTGTGTATTCCCCAAACTTAGCAACCAAATTCATGTCTTTGTCAATAAATAATCGCATCTAGCGTTTTCCTTTCGTTTTCTTCAAATTCCAGATTTCACGTTGACATCAATCTAAAATATGCTGTTTAACATCTACTCGATAATCAAGTGGAAAGTTAAAGATAATGGTTAAACGCTTATTTGTTAACCCTTGTATTTCTTCGATAAGGTCTTCGTCAGAATGGTGTCTATATGTTTTATATGTTTTAGCTAATGTCATGCTTTCATCGTTAACGAGCTCGTCAATCGTTTCAAGCAATGCTTCTCTTAAATCGTCTTGATAGAGAAGCAACTCATCATCAAGTCTAATTTCAATCATACTTTTCTCTCCAAAAATTCTCTAATCTCATCTAAGAGCTCTTCGTACTCTTCAAGTTGTTTATAACACCGTTTGGCTTCGTCTCGCCAAAAATAACGGTCTGCTAAAAGTTCTTGTACATTCATGTTTCACCTCAAAATACAATCATTTTCATTTGAGACATCTTGCTGTCTCGTGCTAGCTTGTTAATTAATTCTTCTTCGCTAAGCTCTAATAACATGTCTCTAATTTCCTTTGAGTAGTTGTAATAATTCTGCTCGAATTGTTTGATTAGTAGTTCGTTCATACTTGCCAACCTTTCCAATATTCAGTGAGGTCGACTGATGTGATAGCCGTCACTGTTTTCTGCGATGTTAAAATCTGTTCTTTGTATGGCGTCAATCCTGCGTTACGTTCCATATCGTTTTTTGGCAGATAATAACCGCCGCGTTTTGTTCTACGGCTTGCGATAATCGGCTGTTCAAACTCACATCTCAATCGTTCTACGACTTCTTTGACGCCTCGCTCGCTGATGTCAAATTCAGCTTTCAACAATTTCAGCGGCACTGGTCGCTCAAAATTGCCGTGATTCTTGATGTAATTCAAGATATTGATTTCTTGCTCATTCATTCCAAAGATTCATCCTCTCATCTGTTTTGTTTTTAAATTGATAAACGTGTTCTTGACCTACGCCTTTAAAAATTCGCGAGAAGATACGTTTTCCATATCGTCTTTGAATTTCTGGTGGTGTCAAATTAGTTGTGATAATCGTGTTCGTTCGCTTGTTTAAAATGCTGTAAATTAAGTTTGATGACCATTCTGACGTTTTCTCTGTGCCTAAATCATCCAGAACCAAATACTCGATTTTATCGTTCTTATCTTTTCCAGAAAGCAAGTTAGTGTAATATGATTCGAGCGTGAAGTCTTCTTTTACTTTTGCTATCAAATCAACCACGTTGATAACTGTAGCTAGTTTCTTGTTGTAATCACTAATAGCTTTAATAGTGCTATAAGCTAAATGGCTTTTGCCAACACCACAATCGCCAATCAAAACGATATTGTTTTGAACACCTTTAATATACTCACGCGCTTCTTTCTTAATGAAATTTAAATCGGCTTGTCTTTCTGCTGTGTCAACTTTAAAATTGTCAAACGTTGCATTTTTGAGCTCGCTGTCCATTAGACTGAATTCTTCAAGATAGTAAATGCGTTTCATTTCTTCGTTTCTTTTAAAACTTTCTTGAGCCTTTTGTTCTTCAAATTCAAGACGCTCTTCTTTGTTGCATTGTGGACAAATCACGGCTCCGGTCTTTGCAATTTTAACCTTTTGGCATTGATGCTTATCGCACCATTCTTTCGATTGCTCCATCTTTGCTTCTGGAAATGGCATCAAAGTATTTCGTGTGTTTGTAAATTCATTCATAAACTAATACCCAGACCCCTGAACACCAAAACCAATAAAATCTTTATCCTGTTTACTCTTACTATACTTACTTTGTTTTTCTTTTGCTTGTTCCAAAGTGGTTACACCTTCATTTCGCCATGAAGTAAATATTCTGTCAATATATGATGGATAGTTAGCTTCGTTAGCCATAGCTAGTTTTAAAGCGTACTGGTAAAGCTCTGTTCCAAATTCATCAATATCCGCAAGGATGTCCTGTTGAGTAAATGAGTTCTTTCGTTGCTTCGGAAAAGCTTCAAAAAACATATCGTAAGATTTGCGAATTTCATCAACCTCCCCTTGTTGTTGATTACTTAGTCTTGATATATTAGTATTGATATTATTAGTATTGATTGCGTGTACTTTGTTCACTTCCAGAAGTGTACTTTGTTCACTTCCAGTGTGTACTTTGTTCACTTCCAGAAGTGTACTTTGTTCACGTCCGTTAATATACAACCTGTTTGGCTTGTTTCTTCCTTGTCTTACTTCTTCCAGCAATCTAACCTCGACTAGCTCTTTCTTGGCTTTTAGAACAGCTTTATTTGAGCAATTAAGCTCTTGCATGAATTGGTCAATTGTAAAATACATGTAGATCTGACCGTTATCGTCATACCATTTATTTTTAATCGAGAGTGTTCTTCGGTCAAAAAGCAGCATGTAAGCAAGCTTCGCTTTATCACCCAAATTCTTATATGGCTCTTCTTTCAAAAGCCATTGCGGAAATTGGTAGAAAGCATTATTTTTAACCTCGTTAATATGCATTAATCTTATCCCCTATTTTTCATCAAAATGATTGCGTTAATCATACGCTTTCGCTTTCCATGTTTGACAAATATCTTCGCTTTCGCATTCTGGGCATTCAAGCGGTGGATAGCTATCAATGATTTCCCAACGCTCGCCACAATCTAAGCAGCTGTATTCGTATACGTACATATTTTTAACCTCTCTTAGATTGCATCATCTGGCAAGCCATGCATGCGATTATATTCGATTGCATTTTCTTCCCAACTGCGATGAGTTGGCTTTTGTTTTGTTTTTTCTTTTTTTGCTCGTTTGCCTACAAATGGCAATGTAAGCATATACATGATTGCTATTAAACTAAAATAAATAATAAATGAATCCATTTTTTCCTTCTTTCTATCCTGACAGAAAGCTATCTTTCATGTTATAATGTAATTATGTTTTTTGGTAAGCGCATTGTTTCTTCAATGGGCTTTTTTTGTGCCATCGATTAGCAGTTAAAGCCCTAACAAGGTTGTCAATCATTGTAGCTTTGTGAAAAATTATTGTTTAGAGTTGGTTAATAACTGCGTTTTTATTTATTTTAAAGGAGGTTATCTCCTTGTTAGAGCCATAGCCACTAATCGATGACGTGTTACCAGTTCAGCTGGAAGTGCTATAAATTTTAATTAAAGTTGATGTGCTAATGAATTAAATTCCTAGCAAATCAAAAGTTGAAACGTGATAAGTTGAGCACAATTTAATCAAATTGCTAGTTGAGATTGTGTATATGTTCTTTTCCCACAAAGCAACAGTTTGAGTGCTTACGCCTAGAGATTCGCCAAATTCTTTTTGAGTCAGCCCCTCTCGTGCTCGAATTACACGAATTGATGTGTTTGGTCTTAGAATTTCCATTTGTTGACCTTCTTTCTTAACTTTGTAACTTTATTATAACTCAAAATAAAATCGATGTCAATAGTTTTTTATAGTTTTTTTAAAAAATTTTTTATTTTTTTAAAAATATTTTTTATTTTTAACCAATCAAACTTGTTGAAAGTATTTAATTAATTGTCTTCGTTATTTCGCAGTTACTTTCAATTGTTTTTGAATGTAATCAAGAATTGATTGAAAATCTTTTGTGATTTTAGCTTCTGTGCCATACAATCCTTTTTGAACAGAAACACGAAATTTGTATTCGTGTTCTGCGACTTTCAATCGTTTATATTCGGATGCCTCTGTAGAAAATGCGTCGTAATAAGTAAGTTTATTAAATTTATTTTTGAAATCCTCTACAGTGTTAAAATGCATGATAAGATTTGCATATTGACTTTTGCTAACGATGACTTTTCCTGTTTCGTTTTTCATTTTGAACATCTCTTTTGTTTTTTTATCTTATCTGCTGCTTGATTAATTTTCTTCAAATTCTTCAAATTCTTGGTAGTAAGCTTGGCTATTGCATCCGCGTATTACATATTTAAAATCATCTTCTGATAATTTACTAAACACGTCTTCGTGCCAATCGATGTTATTAAACTTTTCTTGGAGAGCTTCCAATTTTTCACCATTATCTTCTTCGATAGCTTCTTGAGTTTCGTCACGAAGTTTTTCAAGCTTTTCTGAACAATCGCAAAGCCCTGCGAACACTTGGCTATCTATGTCCCAGTAGCCGTCGATGATGCCACAATCGATTAATTCTTCCAAAAGTTCTTCGTAGTCGTTTGCGATGATTTCTTTTTTCCAAGTTTCGTTTGTTGATTTTCCAGTCCATTTAATCATTTTAGTTACCTCTTTTGTCTTTCTTTATCTTATGAATTAATTATAATATATATATTATAATATGTCAAGAGTTTTTTAAAAAAATTATTTATTTTTTTAATCGGCATGTAATTCTATTGTTTTGATAATCATAAGTTTATACCCTTCTGATTGTAATAACTCGATTTCCCATTCATGAAATTCTTTTCCATTCCAAAAATCCATAATATCTGGTTTTGGTCGTTTGTAATATGTTAGAAATTGTCCTGAATTGTTATAATCATAATCAATGACTTTAATCATCTGTAATGGCCTCATATATTACCCCTTTCCTTTAATTGTAATATTTCCCTTGTGATTGTATAAAAGCCCCGTAACGTTCTCTTAGAGCTGTGTCATCTTGTTCTGGCTCATTTGGCAACTCAATTGTGATTGTAGCTTCTTTTTTGGCTACTATGATAAGTAAGATTATCATAGCAACCAATAATAAAAGCATAAATGGTGTTGGTAAATTTATTTCTTGATGTGGCATTTTTTATACCTTCTATTTCCATTATTTAGTAGTGTTTTCAGCTATTATGATTTAGCTTTTTGTAAATTCGCCATATTCGCATTCATAATTGCTATAATAATCTGATAAGGCTTTTTCTAACGTCTCCACGTTGTCAAAGTGGCAAATGAATCCGTCAATAAATTTCTTGTTTTTGTCTCGTACTTTTACATAAAATTCCATTTTTGTTTCTCCTATTTATTTAAGTTCTTTGTAGTAGACCCAGTTATTGTATCATTTCAACAGTTTCATTGTATAAAATATAATCATTTCTCATGTTCTATGCTTCCTGGTAATCAATCAAACCATCGTTTATCATTTCGTCAATATTATCTTGCATAATGTCAATCATTTTATAGTAGTTACAACTGTATTCAAGGTTCTCGCAAGTGTAATCGCTAAAGATTTCAAAAGCTTTGTTGTCGTTAATATCAAATTTGTGGTTACGTAAAATGTAGTTCATGTTTTTACCTCTTTCTTTTTGAGGTACTAAAAAAAGT